TACACCAGCGGGTTCTGGTTCTGCTCTGGACCCAGAGTAATGGGCAAATTTCCGTAACACCTCGCGCGGTCCCTGCGCCTGCGGAAGAAAAGCGTGACAGATCAACGCTGCCCGCAATATCGCGGGCAGGGCGTATGTCATCACGCCAATCGTGGAGCTGATGTTTGGTTCTACAAGCCCAGACTTTAGTCTGGGTAGATGACAACTCCATCGTGTTCGCCGGATCAGGTAGATGGTGGGTTAATGTTACCCCGGCCCGCTACGCTCGCATAGCTGCGAGGAACATTCCGCCCACACCATTCTATGTTGGCAGTTAGCTCAATTGGCAGAGCACGGGTCTTTGAAGCCTGAGGTTGGAGGTTCGATGCCTTCACTGTCAGCCACAATTTGATGCGGGGTAGAGCAGTCTGGTAGCTCGCTTGCCTCATAAGCAAAAGGTCGTCGGTTCAAATCCGACTCCCGCAACCATTTGAAGTAACCCCTGGGGCTGGGGTTTACCCGACACCGTATAGGTTAGGTGTGGCCCCCACAATTTAACTACATCCCCGACGTGAAGAACGGCGGGTCCATAGCTCAGCCCATTAGGGTTGGGCTATTCGTGTTTTTGGAGCAATCATGGCAAAGTCAGATTCGGCATTTACCGATCCATCATATCGCAGGCCGAAGACTTTCACTAAGTCTCCTAAGATTGATGCACGAACTTTGGGTCTTGGCAATAACAACGTTGCCGCAGCCGCAACGGATCGTAGAAACAATTTCAATGAAGTTGATTTGCTTCAAGTACCACAAGCAACCGAAAGAACTCTTAATCAAAACCTTGGTGATGTGGGCATGCGCACACATGCTCAAGAGTCCTTGAATGCCTCTCTTACAGTAGGCAGGGGTCCAGATATGAATCGTCCAAACGGTGCAAATACCAATGGCCCTGGTACAGTTCAAGTAGGAACAAATGAAATGTCTTCCTACAGTGATCGGATAAGACGTTAACAAACTTTCAGGAGATAATGCTTTGAAAACCAATCCTAATAGTTCAAGCATAAAACAATCCCCGAGAGTAGGTCAGATTCCAGACGCCGCTAGTGCTGAACGTCCACATAGTATCAATGGACAAGGTGCTCCAATGGAGCGTGTATTGAATCAACCTGGTGATACTAAGATGCGGGATAACTCACAAGAAGCCTCTAAGGTTTCAGTAACTAAGTCCAGACCAGAACCTACTAAAGTAGGTGGTGGTGCCTCTCACGCAGGACAAGGTGACCAAGCATTTGGTGGGGTTTACAATAAGATTTATTAGTGGGGCAACATGAAAAAGCTTGGGATATCTAAAAGCACGCTTCAGAGTCGTATCAGTGATGAGCAGAAAGCGCAGCGTGATTATAAGAAAAATGCTGCGCAGGCCAAGAGTAATGGCGACACTAAAACTGCCAATGTCATAATGCACATCGAGCGTGAAGAAGAAGAGCATGAAGGTATGCTCAAAGGCTTAAAAGGAAAAGGCATGAAAACAAATCCTCCTATGAGAGAAGTGCAGAAAAGTAAAACTGGAGCACAGTTTCCTGCACCTAAAAATAAACCTGCCATTGCAAAAGAAGCAAGTATACCACAGACTTTATTTACAGATAGACCACTGAATCAACCAGGAGATTCAGGAATGCGTCCACACGCTCAGGAAGCATTGCAAGCATCACTTGAAACAGGTCTTGGTAATGAAACGTTTCGCAGTAAGGGTGGGAACAAAAGTAGTTATTCACCAGATTCTTCAACGGGACACGTTTCACGTTATTAGAAGCATTAAAGTTTTGAAATAAAAGTAATAAAACAGTTTGGGGAGTTTGCTTTTACGAACTTCCAAGAAGTAACCGCGAAGGCGGAACTCCAGCACTCATAGAGGAAATCATATGGAAGCAGCACGTCTTAAGCCTGTCGAGGATAGAATCGACCGGGGAATCAATGGCCTGCCAACAGCGGGTTCAGTAGAAACAGGCAAAGCAGTTAATTATCCAGGGGGCAGCGTTATTGGTATTCCAGCACCTCTTTCCGCTGCAACACCGGCTCCAGAAAAAGCAATTAACTCTGGTTATGCTAATGTTGTTGACGGCAGAGTGACACCAGCTCTTTCCACCGATATGCTCAGCCCAAGCCAAAAAATTAGCAATGGGCAAGGCAAATTGTATGGTGGGCAACCTGACAACGATGAAGATGATGTTCCTTTGAGTGTTGAAGGCACCGGCACGCAGGAACTCGAAAGTTCGTTCGCATCGCATCGCGATGTAGCAGCGAGCCGTGGCACTGCACCGGCCAACGTAGCAACAGAGTAATAACTTATTCCCAAAAAGGAGCATTAACATGAAATCGAATCCGGCACCCGCAGTTGCAAAGCCAAGTCCCGCTGGGAAACAGTTTCCGCTGTCCGGCGCACACCAGCCTGTGCAACAGCAATCAGCCCCAAAGAAAGGGTAACCAATGGCAGACCGAGTAGACCAGAACAAAAACCTCACTGTCAAAGGTGGACCCGACGTTGCAGTGAAGAAAGTAGATCAAGTAGTGCTTAGCTATCCGCAGTTTGATGTCAATGCTGATAATCGAACAATGGAAGCAAAGTCCGCGACTAAGAGTGGCAGCGTAGATGCAGTAGGTGATGTTGCCCGCAAGACGCTGGACGATCTGGCCAACCTGCCTCAACCGCGTAAGCAGATGACGGGTCAACGGAACAGCAAGCACTATGATGAAAATGGTAAGGCATTCAAAACCTTCCCAGGAAATCTCACCGATAGTGACCAAGGAAACTAATCATGGCAAAACCAGTGTTTAAGTTGAAAAAGGGCGCACTTCACAAGCAAATGGGTGTGAAGCAAGGTGAGAAGATTCCTGTTGCCGATTTGCACGCAAAACTCGCTGCTGCTAAAAAGCGCGGCGATGTGACAACGGAACGTCGCGTAGTGTTCGCACTTAACGCGCGTCATTTTCATCATGGCAAAGGGCACGGGGGTTCTTAAATGCCTTATGTCAGCCTAGCGCAAGAAGGATTCATGCACGAGCATCCTGAAGTGCTTGGCAAGAAGGGACTCAAAGAGTGGGACAGTGCAACGAAAGGGATGCACCTTCCGAAGCATGTTCATGCAGTACGCACTGCCCCACCCGAAGCACGCCATGCACTTGTAGTAAATCATAAACATTTGCATCACAACAAAGGCGATGGAACGCCGTAGTTAACTGCGACTTGTAGCAGGGAGAAATACCATGGCTGAAACCACACCACCAGTAATAACATCCAATCTCTTAATGATCATTTCTCCTTTTCCGACGCGGAGTGAAACCTTAGTACTCCGCGCCGAGAAACTTTTTAATGATGGTGGAGAAGAGAAATTAGAGACGGACGAAAGACGCGATGCAGTTCAGTATTTGATGCTGATGCGCCCTGACCTGAGTAACGTAGAACTCGGTCGTATCTTCAAAGTGGGCGAGCAGACAATACGAAATGATAAGGAACTTATTCGCAAGCGTATGGCAGAGGAAGTAACTGACAAAGATATTTCTCTTGTTATATCCGATCTGATGCGAGGGCACGAATTGCTTAAGGTTGACCTAGCAGCCTCTAAGAAGGCTTGTAAAAAAGGCACCCCAGCATACCTGAACCATCTGAAGTTCGAGCAGGAAGCAGAATATAAGCTCATTGAACTTTTGCAGAGTTTAGGGGTTTACCCAAAGAACTTGGGTAACATGACCAAAACAGAGTTTATTTACAAAGCACACGTTGCCAAAGGTGGTGCGGTCAACGTGGCTACTATCCAATCGAGTGATGAACTCAAAACCATTGAGGCACAGGAAGTCAAACTGCTGCCTGGGGCTTTTGAGACCGATGAGGATAAAGAGATACGTGCTGCATTAGCAGCGGAGTTCGCAGAAACTACTGCAGTGCAGGAAAAAGAAGCTCCCACACTAATGGGGCCAACGAGGATACAACGTGGGTAGGCATTCCGCGCCACACTTTGAAGGTGCGGCGAGTGCAATGCTGACTAAGTTGACTAGGCAAGTTCCAATCGAACTTCACCTGCCAGCAGCACACCCAAGGCAAGCAGAGTTGATCAACGCATTTGATGCGCGTCGATTACCTGATGGTAAGGTAATCTTTAACCCAGGAACAGGTGGGTTTGATTATGCTGCATATTATGCTTTGCCTTTAGCATATCCTGAACTCAAGTTTGTAGTTGGAGCTTGCGGAACTAAGTTTGGTAAGACATACGGTTGCTCAATTCTTATGACCCGTATGGCATGGGATGTGAAAGACTCACTGAACTGGTGGGTTGCTCCTTCATATCGGCAGTCAGAGATGGCATACCGACTTGTGAAGAGGCTTCTTCCCAAAGATACTTATGTTGAGTATAAAGCAGACCTACGTTTGGAACTGATAGAGCCCGACGGTGGTTTTCACTCAGCAGTTGAGTTTAAGTCGGCAGAGAACGATGATAACCTAAGAGGATTCGGAGTTCATTTCGCTATCTTAGATGAAGCGGCCCGCATTGCTCAAGCTTCGTATGAGTCCGTTTGGACTACTATGACGCAGACTGATGGCCGCATGGTCATCATTTCTACACCAAAAGGCCGAAATTGGTTTTATGATGAATACCAGAAAGGCGAAAAATCTGGGCTGTTGCCTGGAGATGTGGATGAGAACCCAGAATGGCTCTCGATCCGAATGCCTACCTGGACGAATCCATACGTCAAGCCTCAGCGCATAATGACGATGAAGAAGAACATGCCTGGAGATGTGTTCGAGCAGGAAATTGCTGCTCGATTCATGTTGGAATCGGCTGGCGTCTTCCGTGGAATCGAAGGCTGTATCAGGAAAGGGCTGCTCAATCAATTTGGACAGCCACAAAACGAAACACCGCTCGCTGGACACCGTTATATCATGGGTGTTGACTTAGCGCGTAAGAAAGATTACACAGTAATTTTTGTGATTGATATTCTCCGTCGTCACGTTGTGTATTACGAGCGGTTCAATGATATGGCGTGGTCAGTGCAAAAGCGCCGCATCATCGAAGTATCGAACCATTATAACAGGGCAACCTGCTGGATGGACGGTACAGGCGTTGGTGATCCTATCGTTGAGGATGTACGGTCGGCTGGTGTCAGAACAGAATGCTTCATCATCTCGAATCGTTCTAAGCAGGAACTTATCGAGAAGTTGAGAGCAGATATCGAGTTCGGACGTATTACTTTCCCGCAGCTTCCAGTGCTCATCAAAGAACTAAGAAACTATGAGTACGAAATCAACAGCAACGGTAACATCAAGTATAGTGCACCTCCTGGGCAGCATGATGATACTGTAATTGCTTTAGCCCTTGCAGGTCACGGTTTGAATGTTAACCACGGCTTCGCTCGTGCAATGCAAGTGCGCGGCGTATAAAACTTAATCGGGCGGTGCCTCAATCACCGCCTGTTCACTTAGTGGGGTGGGCAAGTGCAGAGCGACCGACAGTTGTTGCTATGGTATCGAAAGTTCAATAAGCTTTATTGGAACGGGGAATTACCAGATAACACCGTAATCCATTGGGAACCTTGTTCTGCAGACAATGCTACTACTTGTCCTGTTTATCAAGTTGCAGACAATTGTTTCAAGATATTGGTTGATCCCGCTATTAGTGGGCAGCCTAAATGGTGGAAGATCATTCTTCTACATGAGATGTGCCATATAGCATTATGGCCTAAGCATTTACATCATGAGCATGGAAAGTTATTCAAAGAAGAAAAGAAGCGCATCTTTTTGATGGGTGCACTCGATAATTTGTGGTAAACAAGATGCGTGGGGCATCCTGAATGAAAATACCAAATTTAATTCCAATGCAGTCCGTAGGCGCGGCTAAGCCATGTGACATTTCGGTAATCATCGCACACCGTGGCCCAGAAATGGGTTTGTGGTTTACGATGGAGAGCTGCATGATGGGTTTGGAAAAAACTGGCCTCACTTACGAGTTCAGAATTTGTGCTAATGGTGAAGAGACAATCAGCGATGATATGCGCCGTATTCAGCACTGGACGGAGCAGGAAGGACACATAGGAGAGTTTTTCCATAGTGTTCAGCCTTTGGCTCCTCCAACCGCTCGGCAAATGGTCACAGAACACGCAAACGGAAAATATTTGTTCTTTTTTGATAATCACTGCCTACCGACGCCAGGATATTTCCTGCGCGGGGTACAGTCGATGGAAAAGTACAATATTGACTTTTTGCACTCAACTACAAAGTTCTTCTCTGGTGAAGGTACTGATTACGAGTATAAACTAAGCCTGAAGCGTGATTTTTGGACGCTTGAGCCTTATAAGAAGCCACTTGATCCTGAAAATCCATATCGCATCGCTTGTGCTGGTCATGGTGGGTTTGTGGTACGCAATTCTGCGTGGAAAGAGTGCAGAGGTTATTGGGAAGGCTTTGAAGGATATGGTGGTGAGGAAACTTACACCGATTTGAAATTTTGGTTGTTTGGTAAACAAGTGTGGTTGGACCCGTTAATGATTCACAAGCATTGGGCAGGAAAGCGGGAATACACACGACACTTCACTGATGACTTTTTCAGGAACATGTACATGGCTGCTAACTGTATTGGCGGCGAAGCATGGCTTGCAAGAGTGTTCAGTAGTACAATGAAATGTTCCAGATTTGTGAATAAGCGGGAGCTGATAAAAATAAAACCGCTTTATGACCTAATGGTGGAAGCACAGAAGAAATCACAATCGCATTCAGAATGGATCGCATCGCGCCGCACAAAAACACTTGATGAGTTGCTTGTTTGGTTTGATGAGAATGGCATTCGCAGGTAGTGAAAATGGCCGATATGTTGAGTGGGAAAACACGAAAAGGCAAGCCGTTAGCTGACGGACTCAGCCAAACTGAATATGACAGCATGATGCATACTTGGACTAGCCGATTCCCTAACGGGTTAAGCGGTTCAGATTTAGAAGAGAGATTTTTACGCGGTGGCATCGGCGCTGATCTCCACAGAACTTCACTTAATAGGACAGCACCTAATAATTAGAGTATCCCAAGGCTTAGCGGCTTTGGAACAGAGTGGGGAGAGACCCGAATCCCTCCCCTCTCGCCTTTCGGGAGGCAAAATGGAAGAGATAAAAATTTGTAGTAAGTGCAAAGAGCCAAAACCAATAGGTGAGTTCTACACTTGGCAGCGCAAAGGAAGAAGCAAGCGCACAGTCGATGCTAGATGTAAGGTATGTACAAACTCCAAGAACAGTTCCTATAATAATACTCACGCAGATATTGTTAAGAAAACAAAGAATGCTTGGGATGAAAGTAATTGGGATAGGGTATTAGAATGTGCACGACAGCGTAGAGCAGAGAACCCTCAACCAGCCAGAGATGCAGAGAAGAAATGGGCAGTGAATAACCCTGCTAAAGTCCGCATGAAGAGACATCGCCGCAGATGCGCGGAAGGGTCATTCACAAACGAACAGTGGGCGGATTTGAAAAAGAAGTATGATTATTATTGTTTGTGTTGTGGTAAGAAAGAGCCCGAGATTAACTTAACAACGGATCATGTGATCCCTGTAGTTCTCGGCGGCACAAATAATATAGACAATATCCAACCGTTATGTCAACCCTGCAATTCCAGCAAGGGAATTAAGACTACGGATTTCCGCCTGACGCATCGGGCACAGGAGTCATAAAATGGCCGACTTGCCTATGGGGACGACGGGCACGCTCACATACCCTGGCTCTTCAGTGAACACCGGGAATGAGGCTTCCTTTCCTACTAGTGTTGTAAACGTCAAGACTCCTAGTATTGGAGTAGCAGACGAAAAGTTAGATGCAGATAAACGGGAGATTGAGCGACTGCGTGGGCAATGTGCTCTGTATCAGAAATATTCTCCTCTGTGGAACTTTTATTTGGCCGCTTATGAAGGCGGCAAGGATTTTGCATCACCATCTAATATCTTCCGTCATCCCCGTGAACACCCGGATGATTTCAACGAGCGGGCAAAGCGACTTTATTATCACAATTATTGCTACCCAATAGTGGATTTCTTTACCACATTTATCTTCACCGAAACAATTCAAAGAGACGGTGATTCTGATCGTGATACCTATGATGAATTCATAGGGGATGTGAATAAGAAGGGTGATGATATCACTACGTTCATGTCTCAGGTATGCGATGACATGCAGATTTTTGGTATGTCCTATGTCCTTGTGGATTCTCCTAAAATAGACGCCACAAACTTGACCAAAGCTCAGCAAGATGAATTAGGGATAAAGCCTTATTGGGTGTTGGTAAAGCCGACCGAAGTTTTGGATTGGGCACATGACTCGTTTGACAACCTGATTTACATGAAAAGGGTTGAGCATCAAACACGTATTGGCGCTGGAATGTTTAAGCAGTGTATCGAGCGCTACAGCGAATGGTCTGAATCCGAGATTAAGATTTCAGAAGTAGATGTGACTAACCCAGATGAACCTGTTTTAATTAAGAAGGGTGAAGTAATGGCTAATCAGATGGGGAAAATTCCCATCAAGATAGCACGTTACAAACGTAGCAAAACAGATAAGTACATGGGGTTATCGTTCCTTACTGATTTGGCATGGATTAGCCGTGAGGTAATGAATCTTACATCTCTGTTGCAGGAATTCCTCTATCGCCAGTGCTTCAACATTCTAGCTATGGAGAGTGATCCCAACGTGCCTGAGATTGAGCAGATGCAAGGCGAAATTAGTACCGCCAACATGCTTAAGTATGCTCAGGGAACCAAAGAACCGAAATATATCACACCTCCCACCGAGCCCGCAAAATTCTTGCAGGAAGAGCGGTCGAGCAATGTGATGTCGATGTACAAGATTGCAGCACAGGATACGCAGAACGACCTGTTCAATGGTGGTAAGTCTAGCGGGTTCTCGAAAGCGGTATCCTTCCAAACTACAGTTCCAAAGATTGCCACGCGCGCCGAAACATTGGAGCATTTGGAAATGGAATTGATGACACTTACCTTTGAATATATGGGTAAAGAATGGAAAGGCTCAGTCAAGTACAAAGATCACTATCAGATTACAAACCTAACTGATGCGCTGTCTCAGCTCAGCACTATGTTTAAGGACTTGCAGATTACTTCAAAGACATTTGCGGAAATGCAAATGAAGAGGATGATCGATGAGTTTGATGGCAAGATGACTCCTGAGCAACGTAAGAAGGTTTATGAAGAAATTGAAGCCATCGACTATGACGAATGGTTTGACGTTATGAAGTTAGGCTTCTTGGGTCGCGCTGCTCTGGCACCCGAGACCGCGCTTCTGATGGATGAACCAGCAGTTCGTGCAAAGTCTGCGGAAGCCTTGGGTGTACAGCCTGGGGTTGGCAGTTCCAAAACCCCCATAACCAAAGGGAAGGATACAGCTACCGCAGCTTCAACACCTACACGAGCGCAGTCTGGTTCCGCCGAACTTAAGAAAGAGTCGGCAAAGAGCGGCAGAAAGAAACTTACCGTCAGGAGATAAAAGTGTCTAAAACATTATTGGCACTAATACTCCGTCACGGTGAAAGTGATGCGAACGCGACTGGAGTATTCCGGTCGCGTTTAGACTCTTGCTTAACCGATAATGGAATTTCGCAAGCAGAAAAAGCTGCAGCGTTCATTGCTAAGAACTTTGATGTAAAGCGTATTGTATCTAGCCCAATGCTTAGGGCAATGCAAACGGCAGACATTGTTTCTGAAGAGATAGGTATAGAAGTTATACAAGATCGAGGATTGATGTGTTGGAATCTTGGATTCCTATCTGGTAGAGATAGAGAAGTCTATGGTCATATCCTTGAATATTATGTGGATAATCCAGAACAGGTAATACCTGAGGGAGAATCCCTAGAATATTTTACAACACGCACTCAGGATTTCTTTGAGAAGAATTTATTCTTAAAGGAAAGCACTGGAGGCAAGCATGAAGTTCAGCATGAGAATGCATCAGGTCCATGGACATACTATGGTGAAGATGCCCCTCAAGAGTTAATACTTTTTGTTTGCCATACATCCAATCTGGTCTGCCTCGAAAATATCGTGGTAGAAAACCCAGAAGGACGGCCTGAGTCGGGCGAAGCAGCAGTTGGCACTGGAGGCATGGCAGCAATCTATGCAGACGGTGAAGACATTATTGTTGAACCCATCTTTGGTGAAAGTCATAGGGCTGAATTCGGAAGCTGAGAGAGTATGGGAAGACCAAAAATTTATCCTAATGGCCCTAGAAACACTCCTGGAAAATGCAGAGATTGTTCTCTTCCTTCTGTAGAAGGAAAAGGTTTTTGCTCTAAGCATTTAGAGAGGGCAAGAATAAAATCTGCCACCAATAGAATTAAGAATCCTACTTATCAGAAACAGTATTACAGGAATAATGTAGAGGCATTTAAAGCTTATGATGCTAAACGTAGGCCCAAAGGTAAAGCTTATCTTCAGCATAATGTGACCGAAAAGAAATGGTTAGATAAACTAGAAGAACAAAAGTATCTTTGTCCTATATGCAAAGAATTTTTACCGGAGAATGATAGGGTTACAGATCATAATCATACCTGTTGTCCTGGTAATTATAGTTGTGGAAAATGTTTTAGGGGAATTTTGCACGGTGTTTGTAATGCTGCAATTGGAGGGTTAAAAGATAACCCTATAAGAGCCGCAAACGCCGTAGAATACCTCAGTAAATACGGACAATGAAAGTTGTACCGGACAACGGGACGCCGTTGTAAAATAATACGGAAGGGACACCTTATGGCAGAAGCACCAGCGGTAGCACCAGCAGCACCAGCTGCACCCGTAGTGGAATTCACAGCGGAGCAGCAAGAGCACATTAACAAACTGTTCAATGCACGCTTTGCAAAAATTAATGAGAAGCATGAACAGGAAATCAAAGGTTTGTCGGATTCGATTGAAGCTTTGAAGAAAGAGACAAAACCTGCCGTTGCTCCAGTAGCTCCAAAGACTGAAAATACGACGGATGAAAATGTGCGGCAGATGCAAGGGTTCTTGGCGCAAGAAAAAGAGAACTCTAGAAACCTCAAGGGCCTACTCGACGCAGAGAAGGTAGCGAAGGATAAGGTCATCGAGGAAAACAAGAAAATTTTGAAGGACCAAGCTATCACGGAAGCTGCTCAGACCCTCCCCAACGGAGCGGAGTTCCACGAGCTGAAGACCGTGAAGAAGTTAGTTGAAGACGACATTTCGTTTGACTCTGACGCTAACCAGTGGGTCATTAAGGAAAACGGCGTAACAAAGATGAATAGCTCTTTGCTGCCGATGTCCCTTACTGAGTATTTCGCAGCGTTTGCCGCCTCTCGTCCTTACCTTGTAAAAGGTAATGTGAAGAGCGGGGCAGGCTCAACAGAAAGTGGCAACAGCGGTCGTGTTAACCTCGGTACCTCGGTGGTTAGAACGAAGGCTGACATCAAGACCACTAAGGATAAGGTTGCTTATATCTCATCCTTTGGTTACGATGCATGGGCAAAATTGCCCTCGAAATAACAAGTTTCCAAGCTAAGGGGCATCTAACCGATGCCCTGGTGTTTGGTTCGGCGCTTATCTTGCTTCTTGCCGAATAATATCAAAAAGAAGTAAGGTAAGTGGCTAGCACAAGTTTTCTGCACTTATATCTCTAAATAAAAGGAAACACAAATGCCAGGAACCATCGGTACAGAAGCGGATTTCGTCATTTATAACGCCCAGTTCTGGGGTGGCGTAGTCGAAACTCTGCAGCAAAATACAGAGGCTTTCAATGCAGCCTCGCAGAACGCAGTCCGTCTCGTAACTCGCAGCATTCTGGGCGATTTCGAGCGTGAATCGTTCTTGAAGTCAACTGCGTCTCTTATCTCTCGGCGTGATATCACGTCTGTGAGCGCAGTAAACGACAGCAATCTGAACGCCACTGAAATGGTCGGCGTGAAGATCAACCGTCGGCTTGGGCCAGTAACCCAATCCCGCGATGCATTCCGCAAGATCGGCGTCTCGCCTGAGGAATTCAGCTTCATGCTGGGTCAACAGAGCGGTCCCGCGATTGCCGTTGATTATATCAACTTGGCTATCGGTGCGGTGCGCGCTGCGGTTTCCAATGCGGGTTCCGCATTGCAGTATGATGCGCAGAATGACAGCGTTAACACGCTGAATCACACTGCCATGGTAAAAGGTCTAGCCAAGTTCGGAGATCGCGCGGCACGTATCGTGTGCTGGGTTATGCACTCCAAGAACTATTTTGACCTGATGGCGCAACAGATCACTGACAAGCTGTATGAAGTGGCTGGCGCTACCGTGTATGCAGGCACCATCGCCACATTCGGCAAGCCCGTTGTGGTTCTGGACAGCCCGAACCTTTACACGGGTACGGCGGGCTCTGTTGGTGACTCGTATGACGTTCTCGGTCTGGTTGAGAATGCCGTCGAAGTTGCGGAGTCCGAAGAGCGTGACATTATCTCGCAGCCCGTCACAGGGTTGGAGAACTTGGTGGACAGGATACAGGGCGAGTATGCCTTCAACCTGCGAGTCAAGGGTTGCGCTTGGGACATGACCTACGGTGGAGTCAACCCCGCAGACAGCGCTACCCTCACGGGTCAGTACTGGAAGCAGATCGTTGCCGACATCAAGGAAATGCCTGGAATCCGTATCACCGTATTCTAATCATTTGGGCAGGAGCAATCCTGCCCCTTGATCTTACCATCTGAAACATAATAGGAATATGAGCCACGTAGCGCTGAGCGCGCGTGGCTCTTTTCGTCTCAATAAGCAGGCAGGATGCACAGCGGTTATGCAGGATAAATAACATGAGTGACCTACTTATACCGCCACAGAAATCTCCAGGAGTAATAACACCTACTGTTACATATACAGCTCCTCCTGTTAATCCCGATGCGGTAGCCTTAACTGGCACACAAATTGTAGTACTTGCAAATTGGGATAATCGACGTTCTAATGAAGCAGGTATCGCTGATCAAATTCGATTATCTATAGGAAGCGCTAATAGTTTATTTGTTGTTAATGGTGTAACAGTAGTTGCTCTAACACAAGCAACATCAACTATTACTGGTAGCAATCAGATCACAATTAATCTTTCAGCAATGCCATCAGGTGTAACTGATGCTACTATTGTTGAGGTAGTAATTGAAGCAATCATTAGTTTAGCTTTCCCAGTTCTAATGCTTACGTGTTCTGTGCATGGAAACACGTATGCATCAAACGCTTTATTGTCTCTTGGCAATACTGCCAATATGACTACCGACGGCACTTTGGCAGAAGATTCCGATGAACTTTACCCAAGTGAAAAAGCCGTTAAGACTTATGTTGATGCTGCTATTGAAAATGTAATAGTGGGTGATTTAGGTTATCAGCTTGCATCAAATTTAACTACTGACATAACTTTAGCTGCAAATTCCAACATTCTGTACCCATCAGAAAAAGCTGTTAAGGCATATGCCGATGGCTTGGCTAGTAACTATTTACCAAGCAACACTATTCTTCCTGTTACCATAGCAGAAGTTGGCACAAAATTTCTGACAAGTTACACATCAACTACAGGAAGTTTTGCTGCGGCTCAGCCCACTTATACAGATATCTCTGGTCTTTCTACTGTAGCTCACACTGGAGCTTATGGTGATTTGAGCAGTCTTCCACAACTTGCAGTTACGAAAGCAGCAGTTGGCTCATATTGGCTTTCAGCTTATAATTCAACTACAGGTGTGTTTAGTACAGCACAGCCAACTTTTTCCGATCTATCCTCACATCCTACAACTCTTAGTGGTTATGGAATCACTGATGCTAACAAATGGGCATCTCTCACAGGGGATTTGACTGAAACACAACTTATCTCTTTTGATGGAGTAACCCCCGGCACACCGGATACTCTAATATCCCGCAGTGGTGCTGGTATAATTGCTCTTGGAACTACAGGTTCGGCTGGGGATTATACCGGCAGTCTGAAGCTAACAGGCATCAATAACCAAGGTGGTCAGATAAGCAAAGTTAATACGCAGACGGGTGCTTCATATACCCCTCTTATTACTGACTACTATGTGATGCTTACATATTCTGGGGCAGTTGCGGTGACTCTTAACTCTGCCTTAGCTATAGGAACAACGTTCAAAATTAAGAATAAGACGGGTGTTGGTAACAATGTTACACTCACACCGTCATCAGGCAATATTGAGGGCGCAGCATCGCTTGTGATGAGTACAAATAATCAATCAGTAGAAGTTGTCCTAGATGCATCGGGAAACTGGAATATTTTCTAAGGAATAGTTATGGCATACCTGCCACCAATACCAGATTCAGTAATTTCGTCAAACAGCAGCACGACTCCGCTTATCTCTCTTGCAGTGACAAATGCGAGCTATTCAGGCTCATCTCTTGTGCTGACTGGTGCATGGGTCGGAGGTGGATCGAGCGCTTATGTCGGATTTGTATTTTATGTTTCCGGTTTTATTGGGGCTGCTGTCGGAAACAATAGTAGTGGTTCAACTGGTTTTGTTTGTACGGCATCATCTGCTGGTTCCATAACATTGACGGTTATAGGCGGATACAACGGTTTTACTGGATCACCTGTAGCATCACAGATGTTTATCGGTACGGCTGTAGATTGCACAGCATCTTCTATTTCATCTGCTACTGTATTCTCTTTTTCTGATAAAGTATCTCTTGTGAATGGTGCACAGCTTCAATGGTCGCAAGATGGTACAAATTGGGATAAGATTCAAGATGCTACGGCATATGCGAATAATTGTGCCTTCATTTCTGATAAAGTACGTGGTCGATATTTTAGGGCTGTGTATATCAATGGCAGTACAACGCAGACATACTTTAGACTTCAAACCATGGTATCAAGTACTAACACCTCTGGTACAGTACGTGACCTTGATACCAATGTTGGAGGAGATGACGAAGCACAATTAGTACGGGCTGTTATTACAGGCACAGCGTCACTTGGCACACCTCCTAATGCTGCTACGGGTATTTATACTCAAGTAGTAACAGATGTTTATGGATCACAACAGGTTGTCATTGGTGGTCAGGCTGCTGATGCATTTGGTCGCATGCGCATTGCCAATCCCATTAGCCTCTTCGATACTCAGTTCCAGTACGACAATCAACCATTGCTTTTTCAAACACAGTCGGTAGGTGGATCGGTTACAAAGACAAGCGGTGAATCTTCTCTGACTCTGAGCACAGGTGGCACAACGCTAGGTAACTTCGCTACCAATCAAACCAAACAATACATGCGCTATGAACCGGGAAAGTCTCAGCAGATTATGATGACTGGTTTTCTCGGTGGGAAAGTCAGTAACGTTCGCTCAGAAATAGGCTATAGCGATGCGAATGACGGTGTATTCTTCCGTATGGATGGTACGCTTGGTGCTTGCGTCGTGATGCGCTCATCCGTTCCTGGTGTATCGGTTGGGCCTATTCCACAAATAGCACTGACTCCCGGAAGCGGTAGTGGTTATGCTGTTGGCGATACAGGGACTATTAACAATGGTAATGCTGATGCCACCTACATAATTTTGGCCGTGTCTGGTGGAGTTCCGACTGCAATTATGTTAACTGGTGCGGGCACTGGATATACGACAGCATTAGCTAACGGCACGACCAAAGGTGGTACTCAAGCTGGTTCAGGAACCGGCATGACTGTAAACATCCTCAATGAAACCGTAACCGCGCAGGCCAATTGGAACTTTGATAAGATGGACGGCACTGGAGTTTCCGGCGTCACTCTCGATTTCAGCAAGTGTCAAGTATTCGCTGTTGATTTTCAGTGGTTAGGAGTTGGGCGTGTTAGATTCGGATTCTTCATCAACGGTGCATTAATTATCTGCCATCAAATTTTCAATGCGAATGTGACGACAGCACCGTACATGAACACACCGAACCTTCCGTGCAGGGCTTTTATTCAGAACACTGGCACTGCAAGTGGCACTACCACCATGAAGCAGGTTTGCATGGCTGTTATTAGTGAAGGTGGTGTAGAGAATCCAGTAGCATTTCAATTTTCTGCGGTATCGGGTGTGGGAAGTGCCACATCAACTCCGACAGGGGTCCGCACTCCACTTGTAAGTATTCAACCGAAAACTACCTTCAATTCTATAACTAATAGAGGAGGATTACGTCCGGTTGCCGTCACTATTTTATGTACTCCAGGTGCGGCTCAGCCGGTCTATTGGGAGTTGGTTTACAACCCAACATTAGCAGGCTCACCATCATTTGCCTCTGTTGATCCGAATTCTTTAGTTAACTTTGATAGAGCAGCCTCCGGCACAATCCTTACTGTCACAGGATCAACATACAGTGGTAGTACTAAGGTAATTACAGGATCGTGGTTAGGGGGAGCAAATAATCAATACCTGAACCAATGGGTTACATTATCAGGATTTAGTACCACAGCCAACAATGGTGTTTGGCTTTGTACAGCATCCTCTGCGGGTTCTATAAGTTTGACAGTTCCCTATGGCAATAACAGCATTGCTGGTACTCCTGTAGCAGAAGGAAGAGGGCAATCCTTACAATCTGGCATGGCAGTAGCCACTGATTCCACAAAGGATATGCAGTTAACTACTAAGGTAGCTATTACACTTGATATCTTAGGGCTTACTCCAGACACACTTTCACTTTGTGTCACAGGTCTTGGCAGCGGTGCACCAGGGGCATGGGGTAGTATCACTTGGGAAGAAATACGATAGCCCATGATTAGGAGAGCATATGACAGGTGGCGTACAAAAAGGTACAGCATTATCCCCTGCAGAAACCGCGATGTCCGATGCCCCTATTGAACGAACGTTGAATCAGCATTCAGTATCAGGGCATATGGCACATGAGCATTCTCAACAGATAATGCAGGCATCTAAAGATATACAAAGGAATCACCAATGAAACTCCAAGACCCAAAGCCTTGCTGTGTAGAGGGACAGGCTCCTCCGAATGATCACTGCGCTTTCAACAGCGGTTGCCCACAGCATAAGATGAATAGTCATCTATCCACAACTGATGGCTGCACTACACCTAGCACGGCCAATGTTACGAAGGCACGGAAGGCTGATGCAGTGGATCAGACCAATACAAAAGGAAAGCATCAGCGTTATGATGATGCAGTACGACCGCCAGAGCAAGACCTAGCGGAGCAGAGAGTGCTTGACACAATAGTTGGCTCAACTTACAATGAGTAGAATTTGAAATCCCAGAGCGGATACGCTTTGGAGTAGAGTGGGGTGGTGCTCCAACATCACCCTTCTCGCCCTTGGAGGGGTGCTATGAATTGCAAAGAATGTGGCAAAGATGAAGGGAATGGCAAAGAGATTCGGTAAGAGTGTGGCTTCGTCAGCACACTATCAGTTGAGACAAATGCTGTCCTACAAGATGCCCAAAAGCGGTGGGACGTATGTCGAACCTGAGAGCAAGTTTTCCA